GCCGCACGCGGCGCAGAACGTAAAAAATCCGTGCTTAAAAAACTGAAAGACATCGTAATATACGAAATCTATAACCGAAATAAGTGGGGCGTAGACCCCTCGACGGAACGATCGTACCTCGAAGCGATGAACTGGCTCGAGAAAATCAACACGGGCGAACTCGGCGACCGCACCTTGCCCGTGCGACCCGAGACCCCGGCAACGACGGGGGGCACCGATGGCGACGTCCGTTTCGGCGGAAATAAAAGGTATCAGTCAGCATATTAAGAAAATGAAAAGTGAATAACGAAAAACGAAGAGTGAAAAGGCTTTCAGCCGTAGGATTTTTCACTTTTAGTTTTTCACTTTTAGTTCAATCATAACAATTAAACAAAATGGCAGACAACAAATTACAAAAACAAAATAAGCCCGCGTCCGCGTCCGGAGTGCGCAACGGCCGCAGGCCGAAGTTGCGCGACACGCGCGGCACAGACAAAATAGAAATCGACTATTTCCGCTTCTATGAGTCGCTGTATCGCAAGGAAGTAACAGACTATCAGTCCGCCCGCGCGGCCCGGTACGACCCCTTCAACCCGCTCACGTTCCCATTGCAGCAGCTCTATAAAGACGCGTTGCTCGACAACCACGCGCAGGGAGCGATCGAGAACCGCATCCTGCGCGTAACGAACAAAGAGTGTGTGATTAAGAGCCCCGAGGGCGATATCGACCGTGTTCGCTCGCGCTTCGTACAGAAGAAATGGTTCCGGCACCTCATCCGCAAGGCGATGGAATCGAAGTTCTACGGATACAGCATGCTGTTTGTAAACAGCTTCGAGCACGGCAATATACGCGAGATAATCGACATCCCGCGCGAAAACGTAATACCCGAACGGGGTATGCTCCTCAAAAACGCGATGCATCCCACCGGCGAGCATATCCTGTTTCGGGAGTTTCCAAACTTCTTGATATACATACAGCTGATGCCCGACGCGATCGGCATCCTCGAACGCATCGCGCCGCTGACGATCTACAAACGACACAGCTGGGCATCGTGGGACGAGTTCGAACAGTTCTACGGCGTGCCGATCCGCATTGCCAGAACGATGATTAACACGAAAAAGCATAAGGATGAATTGCAGAAGTGGCTCGAGATGATGGGAAGCGGCGCGTACGGCATCTTCGATAAGCAGACCGACATCGAGATCAAGGAGAACAGCAAGACAGACGCGTATAATGTTTTTCTTCAAAAGATTAACATTATAAACAAGGAGATCAGCAAGGGAACGAATGGGCAGACGATGACGATGGATGACGGCAGCTCGCAGAGTCAGGCGAACGTGCATCTGCTTATCTACGACGAAATTACAAAGGCCGATATCATGGACGTGCAGGACTGGGCCAGTGACCAGTTTTTCCCTATTATGCGGTCTTTCGGGTACGATATTCCGGATGGCTACTACCTCGAACTGCAAGAGCCCGTGTCGATTAAACCGGAGGACAAAATAAAAATAGACGAAGCCCTGATGCGCGGCGGATTCAAGCCTAAAAGACAGTATATTGAAGAGTTCTACGGCACCCCGCTCGAAGAGGAGAAAGAAGAACCGAAGCCCGAGCCGGAACCGGAGAAGGGAAGCGGCGACGAAGAGCCTGCGAAGAACGACGAAGAAGAGGAGCTAAGTTTTTTCGTCTGACCCCTGTCCTCCCGCTACAGAAGCTGACGGCGGGCAGGGGAATAGGGGAGAGTACGCGGGCGCTATACAAGCATCCGCAAGGCTGCACGTGCGGATGCTCGCGTGATATCCCTGTGCGGATGCTCGCGAATAGCCGCACACTGATGACGAGCGCGATACGGGATATCTTCGAGGGGCAGGCGGACGAAATACACCCCGCCATCTTCGAGGTCTATAACAAGAACTATCACGGCGCGATTACGTCCGTGTTCGGCACGAAAGACACGGAGATGTCGCAACTGTTCAAGCTCAATTTGTCGAAATTTGCCGCGTGTAAGTCTTTTCAGGTCACCGGCCTGCTGATGCAGGCGCGAGCGCAGTACTCCAGGTGGGAGGACTATGCCAAAGCAGCCCGGGGCATCGTAAACGAATACAACCGTTACCAGCGCACCGAGTTTAATACGATTGTAGCGAGGGCGCGGACGGCTAAGCAGTTCCTTAAATTTCTCGATGAAAAGGACGTACTGCCGAATCTGAAATGGCTGCCGACCGTATCAGTCACGCCTCGCGATATCCACGTTATCTTGGTCAATACCGTGCGGCCCATCGACGATCCGCTATGGCAGCTGCACCAGCCCGGGAACCTCTACGGCTGCAAATGCGATTGGGAGAACACGTCCGAGCCGGTTACCGACTCGCCACTCGGCGAGCTGCCCAAGCCTGCCCGGGGACTGGAAGGCAATCCCGCTGTGACGGGCGAAATCTTTACCGAACGGCATTCGTACTACGATTATATCCGCGAGCAACGCCGCCACGTGCCGAAACTCGGCGTGCTGATGCAACCCGATAAGCAGGTATATATCAATCGTCCGACGCCCGACGGCGGCACGATACAGGTGCATTACAACGCACTTCAGGAGTACGACGAAATCAATCGTCCCATCGCCGAAACGCTGTACCGAAACGGCTACCGGAACATCCGCATGCTGCCCGAAATACACGTGTCGCAGAACGAATTACGACGTCGTTACTACGGCGATCGCTGGGCGGCTCAATCCGGATGCCCGGACGCGGAGATAAACGGCGTTGCAACGGAATTTAAAACGGCTGTCAGGAGGCGGCTGAACGAACGTATACGCCAGGCGGCGGAGAAGAGTGAGGTCGTAGTCGTGGAATCGAAGGAGATGCTGACAGAAAGCTATATCAAATATGTGCTTGACGTTCAGATAAACATGGAAGGTCGCGACCACGTGCGGGAAATTATCCTGATCAATGCGGACGGAAAACTCTATAAAGCAACGAGGCACGGAAGTCAAAAATGACCACCGTGCCTCGAAGAGTTCGCACGACCTACGCAGGGCCGGCACCACAAAGATACGAATTGTTTTTAATATGCAAACAAAATCGATAAAAAAAAATGACGATAAAAGAATTAGAAGGCAAATTAACGCACCTGCTGCAAGAATATCAAGAGTTTGCGGATAACGTCGCGCCCGAAGAAATAGGCCGTCTCGCCCGCGAATTTTATACAGAAAGCTTCGAGAAGGAAGGCTTCACAGACACTTCGTTTCAAGAGTGGCCGGAAGTGAAACGACGCATCGAACCCCGACGGCCCGACCTCGCCGCTGCCAAACGCGGTATCCTGATCAACACGGGCAACCTGAAGCGAAGTCTCACGTATGAGACCTTTAAGGGCCTCGTAGTCGTGCGTGCCGAGGCGTTCTCGCCCACGGGCTTCGACTATGCCCGCGTGCACAACTGGGGCACCGCACGAGTGCCCCAGCGTCAATTTCTCGGTGAGTCCAAACAACTTAACGATAAGATTATCGAAGAGCTGAAGAAGAAAATAGAGGAGATAAACAAGAAAATATAATATCGAAAAACCTTACCACTGTATAAAGAAGAGAACTTTTTCTACCCCATCAACAGGGATTTCAAGCCTGCCATACAATATGGTACCCCGTATTTCTAAACCGTCGAGACTCAACCAAACGTAAGGGTATTCATATTTATACGTCCCTTTGCGGCGGCGTACATCGCTCCCGTTTGCAGCACTTAGCTCAAACGAATTCCCTTCTTGAAACTTAAGAACATATTCCAAGTGATTTTCCTCGGCAGGTGAAATCCAAACCGTACCGTCCAAAGTTTTGCGGTCCATCCCTTTATAACCGCTATCCTTACAACACGACACTAATGCCAGCAGCACCGTCAGAGCAGCTAATAATGTCTTTTTCATGCAATTTATCTTAATTGTTAAATAATACCGCAAAGATACAAACAAAAACTAACAAACCAAACATATGGTAAAAAAACTCCCCACGCCTTACGAGAAGACGCGGGGAGCCAGTTTGTAATTAAAAATCAAGTCGCCGGGCTGAGAACAACCCCCGACCCGGCAAAGATACAACAAAAAAATCAGAATCTTCTCGCCGGTTCCGAACCGAGGCGCTTACGCCGGCGGCCCGCGTTGACAGCCCTGCGGCGCGACGCCGTGGGCATCTGAATTACGTACACATTCACAATCAGATTGCCGGCCACCTGCACATTGCCGTGGCCCTCGATGGTTTGCTTCGTATTCATCGCGCACCTCCCTTTTCCGGCATGCTTTTCGCACTTTCCCTGTCCGGCATCAGCTAGCCGAGAAAATCGACAGCCGCGCCGAACGAGTCGCCCATCAGTGTCTCTTTGTTGACGAACCGAATCAGGTCGCACAGAGAACCGTGCAATTCAAGCCAAACATCATGAGGGTTATAACAATTCACCTCAATCACCAGTTTTTCTTTTTCAAACCGTACCATATCCGCCTCCTTTCTTTCCCTTTTCAACCGGTTCTATAGCCAGCCCGTAGCGGCTGTTCAAATATTTAATCAGCAAATTAGGCGAACGCTGATCAAGTGCTTCAAAGAAATCTTCACAGTCCATAAACACCAGCAAACGCGTGTCATCAAGCACATCGTAACGCTTCACGTTTTTCAGCTCAAGCATCATCGCGCACCTCCTTCCAGCAACTCATCCAATATTCCGTTGCGCACGGCCGAGCTTTCTACCCGGGCCACCAACGCCAGCAGGCGGGTAAGACGATCGCCCTTGGGCAGTTTGTAACGCTCCGGACGGCAGATCGACTCCGGACGACACACCTGAACACCGTCCGTGGCACCCAATGCCACGATGCGCCGACACGTCTCCACAACAAAGTGTACCATATCGCCGCTGGGACGGCCGCAGCCGTTCACCACCTCGCTGATCGTGCTCTCTCCAATGCCCAAAAACCGGGACAGCGCGGCCTGTCCGCCGGCTATTCGCGCAGCTGCGCGGATCACCTCCCGATCCGAGGCCAACCCAGCACCATAACCGCCCGTACGGCGGATCGTGGGAAGAACCTCTTCAAATACCCAGTCTTGGAATTTCTCGGCCTCTGCCTTCCGGCTTTGAAAAACGCAACGATAAAGATTCGGTTCATCAATAAAAGTCATAGCCACCATTTTTGTCTTACCAGTGTCAACACCATGACTTACAACTGGAGTTGATACGTCCATAGTATGGACACCTCTCTCTTTTAGCCTTTGTACGAGATTTCGGGGATTTGCCAGTTCTAAAGATTTTGCCACATCATTAAGACAAAACCACACTCGCCCGTCCGAGCTTACAAGGGTGCGCAACTCCCCGAATTGTGCGCTGTTGAACGTCTGTACGTTCTTCTCTATTTTTGACATAGTTGTAAAAAAAATAAGAGGTGTAGACCTTTCCCGCTGTCAAAAGTTCAGAGAATCTCTTGTGCGCCATTACAGCTAACACACGGGGGTATCTACACCAATATTTCCTTTTTTGTTGATGCGACTATATAAAAATAGCCCTCAATCTATTAATTTGAGGGCTTATAAGCCGCTCTCCGAACTTTTGACACCGCAAAGATAGCGTATAAAAATCGGGATATGCAAGTTTTGGGAATATGTTTTACAACATAAAAACGGGAGAGTGAGAAGAAGCGGAGGCCAAAATATACATCCGGCGGTATTCTTTCAAAAACCATCGCGACCCATCCCGGGCAGCGAGGGGAGACAAAAAAGTATTTACACATAAAAAAAGCGTATTGCATTTATTCTTCATTACTTAGTATATATTCCGTCCACTGCTCTGCCATTGCGCGGGCAATCCCGAGAAACGTCCGAGATCGCTCATGCGCAGTTTTTCCTTGCCGCCAATAATAGTTATATACTCTGCCGGCTTTTTCTCCCGTCTTGCGTACTATCGACCCGCGAGGTTTTACCTCTAAATTTGTCTCTGGAACAAGGGGCGGTAATCCCTTTAACCACAAACACGTTGCCTTCCTTTCAGCTTCCCAAAACTGAAAAGGATTGACAATTTGATCAGGCTTTCTATACGCGGTCGAAATATACCCGATCGGGTTTTCGACTGCGATATGCGGGATATCACAGTGAAGAAGATATTTCACAAAATCAAGGGCTTCAAGGGTCTTTTGCATTCGCGATGCATCTTTTTTGCTGTAATGCAACCCTGCGCAACACAAATACGTGCACGGCGGGTGTGCGATCATCAAATCCCAGCCTGTTCCTAACACCTCGCGCACATCACACTGATAGTGCTGTCCCGGCTGCTCGGTCGGGAGCAGGTCGCAGCTCCACGCGTCCCATCCCTGCGCTGCGAAGGCATCCCGAACACGCCCTGAGAACTCGCATGCCACGAGCATTTTTCGACCGTTTGCGTTCATCTCCTAAACATCCCTACTACCGCATTATAATCAATCCCACACTCGCCAATCACATCCCTGAAGGCCTCAGGCCCGTAGGGGATCGTGTGTCCCAGATCCGCCGCCATCGCGTTCGCAGCCTTCATCGCCTCGATTTCCGCCAATGCGGAAACGGCCTGCGAAACCACAACCGCATGCTGTCTTAGCGTATTTTCCAAATAACTTGTGTCCATTTTCTCTTTTTAAAATTTCAAAAAATATTCAACCAACTCCAATTGCTCTTCACACTCTAAGAGCTTGGTCATCTGTTTGTCAGTCGCCTCACCACCATCTCTAAGATCGCGATATTTTTCACATTTCCGCCGAAGCCGTGAAACCGACTGCTTGAGCACAGATTGCAACATCTTTATCTCACTCTCATTAATCCCAAGCACCGTTTCTGCTTCCAGATATTTACAACTCCTTACCCATTCCATTTTTCACTCTTCACTTTTCGTTTTTCTCTTTCTGATATTCCGCCTCCTGCCTACGTATCAGCAGCGCAATCTCGCCCCACGAGGGTAGACCGCCCACGTTTTTGTCATCGATATACACGTGCGCATACACCTTGCGCGTATCCGAGCCGTATATCGCGAGATTCCGCGGCTCATGGTCGTTTACGCGGTCAAAACCGATGCCCTGCGCCAGCAGCCAGTTCACCATTTCGGTTTGTTGCTGCCCCTCCCGGCACGTCCAGATAATTACATAATGCCCTTCTGCCCGAAGGTTATTGATCACCTCCTTAGCCCCCGGCAGAGGCTCCCCGATGGCGGGCCACTGCCCGCTATGAATCGTCCCGTCAAAATCTATTGCTATTATCATAAATGTCTATTTTTTAAGACAATCACCATCTCACGAGATAACTATACTATCATCCGTGAAAAGACGCCAAGCATACATTATAAGCTTATCTCCGATCAATAATTGCACCTCGAACATCCGCGCTCCATACATTGCCGTAGCGTGATCTCGATTGATCACACGCCCGCACATCTGCCACACGTAGCCCTTTTCCCTGAGCGCGTAACACAGCATTTGCCGCGCTACGACAGCGCCGCGCTTGCGACTGCTCGAAAGCATCTCCTCTCTCGATACGCCGCAAACACGACACGCCCGTTCAATCAACATACTCTCGTTTATCACCCAATTACGTCTATAATCTTCGTTTTCGAGATCATCGTAATTCCGTCCGAATCAACCATCAATTTTGAGAGATGCTCGTCTATATGTAAAAGTGCATCTTTTGCCGTTTTTGCCTGAACTATAAAGCGAAAAACGACTTTCCGCTCTTTTCCACTTTCAGTCAACTGCATATATTCAGCCGTAGTATTATAGAACGACTCTGCAGATTTATCACCGATAAGCTCAAGCCCCTTCTTCTGCAGTGTCGTCTGCACGATTCGAACAGGCTCTGAGGCGTAAGGCTTTAAGAACTCGACAACTTTATCTCCTGCGTTCTCGTTTTCTTCGTGCAGAACGAGATAACGCTCACCCTTTCCGACCACCTTGTAGCCGTATTGTTCGTTTTGCCGCACTACACGCGCGGTCACTAAACTTAGACTTTTGTTCATAATCAATTTATTTAAAAATATTTACGCTTCTGTCATCCCAAGCGGAACATACTCCCACTTGCCAGAATCACTCTTCACCGTCGCTTTGATGAACATGCTCGACGCCGTCGGCAGATAGCTTTCTTCGATAATCTTAACACCCTCCAGAAATTTTTCATCGCCGCTATCTTCAGCCATCCGGCGCAACTGAAGAACACGTGAGGGCTTCAAATTGCCCTGATTGTCACGAGAAAGAAGTCGCAAGATCGCCTTGACAAGCGCACGACTCCCTTCATCCTTTGCCTGCGATTCGATGAATCCCTTCACCATCGCGATACCCTCTTCCACCGTATCACGATAGCCATCCAAGGTATAATGCCCGATTGTGACCCGGATCGTAGAATCCGAGTTCGTAAACGTATGCGTACGCTGATCCTCTTTAATCCCGAACAGATCTGCTTTCATCTCCAGCGCCCCCTTGAACGCGTCCATAACAGCCTTTTTCTTTGCCGCGATCTGCCCGCTAATCTCCTGCAGTTCCGGCATTACCGCCGCCAGCGTCTCATCTACAATCGTGGCATACGCCTCGCGATCCTGTTTCCGCTTTTCTGCGGCTTCTCTTTTCTCTTTTAAGGCCTTAAAAGCCTCGAACTCTGCGCGCTCCTGCGCCGTCATTTCTACGATTTCCATACTCTTATTGCTTTAAAAATTTATGTTTTTTCTTTTTAACTTCCCGTTCTGTCAACTTTTTAAAATAAATACCCCTTGCACAAATCGGCAAACTGCTACAAATCTTCGGTTTCTGAAAACCAGCGCAATAATGACAACAATAGCCATCTTTTGACTTCTTCACCTCGTACACCGAACATTTTACCACAACCAAGCCCCCCCCCTTCTTTCATATCATTTCAAATTGCACTACAAAACCAAATTCCCGCCGCAGCGTCCTGATCTGACATACGCTCTCGATATCCCCGCCGGCGGGAAAGAAGATCGTCCGCGTCCGCGTATCACACCTCACACCTTTTTTGCGTAGCCTGTAAAGAATTCCCGCCCTTCGCTTTAGTTTTTTTTCTTGTTGAATATCAACCATTTTCATAACCACCCCCCTTTGATGCCCTGCTCCAGCCTCGCAGCAGAGCGGACGATTTCCTTAATCAAGCCTTTCGACTCTTCCGACACCTTCGCCGAATTATGATACGCATAATCCAGCAGATTAGCCACTTTCACCGCCTCGGCCGGCTCTAATGCCAGCACGACGCGGGAATTCGGTTTTCTCAACGTAATAATCTCCATATCAATCTATTTTATAAGAACTGTAATACAGTTCGGTTTCAACTTCTACATAAAAAAAGCGATAACACCGAAGACAGTGACATTCTCCGCTTTCTTCCCCGAACTCCCACGAATTCGAGTCCTTCCAGCCGCAGTAAAGGCACGTGATCTGCGCCTCTTTATAATATTCGTCAGTCTTTGTAGTTTCCATTTTGCTTGATTATCTGTTCAATTGTCGACTCCGACAGCCCATATTTCAGAATAAGCTCTTCGATAATAAGCTCATACCGATAGCCGTCGTTAAATTTTCTTTCAAAGTGCGCGCGAATCGCTGCATTACGATTCGCGCGACCTCGCGCGATTCTCTCATCCTTAATTTTCGGCATATAGTAATAACATTCAATCATTTCCATTTCTGCACGATGGCAATACGCGAAGCAAGCTCCTCTTCAGTCATATCTTTAATATGCTTACCCCAGTACTTCATCGTATATTTCGTTATCTTTTCAAAATCAGGCTGCAACCGTCCGATACGGTCAACACGCCCGAAGTTATCATACTTACTCTCTGCAAAGGCGAACCAAAGCCGCCACCGCATCCGGCGCAAGGCCTCCTCTTTAAGCCGGTTCATAGCAGTTCGAATTCTTCTGCCGTCATCGTCGACAGCGTAATACCCATCCGCTCGGCGCGTTTCACGGCCCTGTCGGCCTCTCCGTAGTGCCACCAACGCGCCGCGGCCAGCTCTATAACCTTCTTATCCGTTATGCCCTTTTCCGCGCAGAAATGGGCTATATCGGAGGCGCTGATGTTGTTGATACGAAACACCGAAATACGCCGCGCAAACGTCGTGTAGATATTGCTGTTATCCCGCACAGGATACCACCGATACGCGACGTTCGAGGACGACTCGTATGCCTTGCATTCGAGGCCCGCCAGCTTCCCGATCCGGTCGACCACTTGCGTAATGCCAACGAGCACCACGCTCAGAAGGCCCTCCGTGGCCGTCTGAAGGTTCTTAAACTCTTTGAAGAACAGACTCCTCGCAACCTCCGTCTCGTCGATAATGAGCATGGGATTCGTGTCCGCTTTTTCTTCGACGAAGCGGATAATCGCATCTGTAAGCATCGACGTAGAGAAGCGTTTGCGCTTCCGGTCGAGCCGGATGCCCATCTCTGTAGCCACCGCACGCAAGAATTGATTCCACGTGAGCGAAGTGCGGTCTATTTTGACATACCAGCAGCTCTCATTTTCTTCTGCAAACTTCCGAAAGACGACGCTTTTACCAATTCCGGAGTTGCCGAATACGAGCCTCATATCGCTCGCAGCCTTTCCCGCCTTCGCGATATTCCACATCGTGTTGTATTGCCTCGTAAAGACGAGGTTATCATCGCCGAAATAGTCCTTCAGACTGTCGTAAATCACGTTCAACAGTTTCACCGTGAACGCTTTTTTGTCATTCAGAAGTTCCGAAATAGTCCCTTCCGATCTGCCCGTAATCCGCGCGATCTCCGCGGGCTTCTGGTTCTTTTTCGTCATCAAGGCGACGATCTTATCGCGAAGCATCGCCTGTTGTGCTGTAATTTCCACCTTTTTCATATCAAATTGATTTTCTGTAAATTTCACCGGTATCAGGGTCTACGTATTCGCGGTACTCCGGCGTAGACTTATGTAATTCAAGCTCGTTACTGCTTGCTTTTTCTTCGATTTCTTCTTCCAGCAGCGCGCTCTTATCGTAACGACCCGCGAAGACCCTGCGACGGCCCGTTAGCATCTCCTCGCCGAGCTGCTCGATCGCATCCCGATCGTCGTGCCGCTCAATCGTCTGTTTTATGTCTTCGTTGAATGCTTTTGCCTGTTCTTTCACTCTGTACGACAACGCGATGAATTTATCGAGCTCCCCGCTTTCGTCGATATATCCGACGCGCGATTTAAGCCCCCACATCCCCACGTATGCGCCGTCGTTGTCGAACACGGCAGCGGGCTCTCCGCCCTCCAACACATACGCCGTCATCCGATTAGCCGCACTCGTGCGTTCGTCCAAGGGGATGCGGTTAAACAGTTCCGCGGCTGCCGCCCGCTGTTCAGGCGTTTCGATTGCGGGGAAATAAACATACTCAACGCCCTGATGCGCAAGCGCGAGGCCGTTAATCGTAAACTTCACCCTGTGCGGGGTACCGCACAACGTACAGAGGTTGATCCTGTCCAGCTTGGGAGTAGCACTCTCTTTTTCAGCCCACAACTCGTAAGGCGTTTTTCCGCACGCCTTGCCTTCGAGCGTCTCTATTACATGCTCATTCCAAGCATGTAACCCCTCGCTTTTAAGCCATTGCATGATAATTGATGCGCTCTGAGCCGTGCGTTTCCCGGCGGTCTCGCGCTTTTCCGACGCCCGCGAGTTTATACCCCGAGTCGTCCGGTTCTGCCCGCTATAGCCTTTCAAATAACGCGTTATCGCGTTATCAAACTGATTGAAAGAACTTTCAATCAATTTTGCGCGAGCATTACCCACGTTCGAGGGGTATATTTTGATGCCGTTCTCCTCGCCCCACGCTTCCAGTTCCCGGAACGCCGGGCCACGGTCGCAGTGAATAATCGACGGCTTATAGCCTGTTTCGCGAATACCCATCAAAATAGCCTCTTTCAAGGCCCAGAAAGGCTCGCGAACCCCGATCAGGGGAGCCACGCCCACCATCCGCATCGTCGCGGCGTCAAGCACTTTAATCACGTAGACGTGCTGCTTTACTTTTCGCTTGTATTCTGCGTTTTCGTTATGCGCGGTACCGTCGATTTCCCAGACAAGATTTTTCTGTGTCGGCAGATCGCGCGACACGGCGGGCATTTTATGCAACATATATTGTATATCGTCTGTCTTTTCGAGGCTTGCGGCGTTCTTAATTGGCTTAAGAAGCTGATATAGTCGTCCTTCCGTGGGCGGATTAAACCCGCCATCCTCGCCGTCCGACCACCATCCGGCCCTGCGTCCAAAAGCAAGCCATTTATTGTAAACTTGCTGTACGCTCATATTCAATCCGTTTAGGTAGAACGACACGGCGATTTTAAACTGTTCGTCCGTCACCTTACCTCCGTTCCGGTTCGAGGCCCGCTTGATTTTGATCAGCTCCTCGGGCTTCTTTCCCGCGTCCATGGCCGACAAAACACCGTCCAACCACGCGTTAAAGCGCGTTTCCGACAAAGGTATCTTAACCTCCAGCACGATATTAGCCATCGCCGTAAGAAGATTGACGCGGAAACTCCGCAACAACAACCGCAGACGCTTCGCATCAGCTTCGCGACGCTTAATATCCTGTATGAAATTGTATATCCACTCAACCAGCGCGCACTGCTTTGCATACCCTTTTACGCTCTCAGCACTCAAGCCAGCATCGAGATAAGCCCACGAAAAAGCCGAATAATGCGTCCGCATATACGACTCAATTGTCGCACGAACAAAAGGTTCGCTAATAACCAGCGAATCAGCCGTGAACTCGACGGCAAGAGGCGTACAATCCTCGCCCACGGCGTCCACGGCAAGCAATTGCTGCTCATACCCCGACGTCAGCGTCGCAAAAGCCGCTCTGACCTTCCGACGCGTCACATCCGTCAAGCTGTCAAGCAACACCCAGCGATTGTGGTTTAACACAATCTCCTCCAGCCGCCTCATGCTCTTCGTTTTCCTGTAAGAATTTGAAGTAAAGATGCCGGCATCGATTAGCGCATCTCGGCTAATCAACTGCCTTCTAACTTCATCCGTCATAAACACTTGTCTGTCCATGCTTTTTCTTCTTTTTTGTCCGGCAGGGGGAATCGAACCCCCTCGAAATCCATTACCGGGATGCCCTCGTCTCGCGGGCCGCGTGTCGAACCTAAACAACCATGTGCGTCTTCATCGCGAGTCTGCCGGCAGAAGACGCAAGAGCCGTCAGACCATCCGCCATCCAATCCAAAGGTTTTATCTTTCGCACTGAAACTCTTCTCTCAGAGCCTCGTATGCCTTATATGCAGCAACACAATCGTAAACAGGGTGATGTCTCACCCCATATCCTTCAATTTTTATCCCTTTGAAATCAAGATAATCGTCCATCTTGTCAGCGGGGTAGCCAGCTATTTCTAAATAAGAAGCCACCTCAATCGGCAGATAAGGAATGTCAGTCTGCTCTATTGCATCGAGCGAGACCAGTATCCTAAACAAGAATCCCTCTAAGAGATAGCCTCGATACCATAGCACACGAACTTCGTATAAGTCGCACATATCCTTGTAGAAGCGTCCGAAATTATACATCAAAGTTTCCCAGCCTTCCACAGACTCTATCCTTTCCACAGCAGGAAGCACATTTTCAATTGTCCAGCTGTCCCGCAAGACAATATCGCCTGCCTTTTGAGAAAAATGATTGATCAGAACACCTTTTTCGTTATAAACCACAGCCCCGATAGCAAAGATTCTTCCATGAAGCCCGTCACTTTCCACGTCAAGAGCCATTACAACCTTCTCTTTCTGTACTTCTCCTGTTTTCATACTGTTTTAAATCAATGATTTATATACTGTTTATCTTCTCACAAACCCGTCTCCACTTCTCCCGATCTCTCACCACGAGCAGACCCGATACGAGCAGATTTACGATCAACGCGACGATAACCCACCACGCGCAGTCGTCCGTCGGATTGCATATAGCAATCGAAACACACAGCCACATCGCCTTGAACCACATCCCCAACGTCACACCCGGTAAAAAACCGAATAAAACCTTTACCATTCTCATACGACATCCTTTATCCTTTCACGAACAACGCCTTCTGCAAGCGACATCAAGCCTTTCCCGATCTCCAGCGAGAAAAAGTAACCATTCACGCCCGGGTACAGGTATTTCACCCTGTGCCGACTCCCGTCTTTCCGCACGTAATCATACCACGTCCCCTTTACCAGCTTTTTTGCGTCCATAACCTTTTCAATTTAGATTAATTCACCCGTGCACGGCTCCGCTCTATTGCAAACTCCACATCATCCACCAAGTTGTCATGCGAATAAACATACACCCTTAATTTTCTCCCGAATGCGTGATTAATCGCATTCTCAAACTCGTGAGTCTTCAGCACATCCTCTACACTCTCTGCTTTCACATCAACTATAAAACCTACTACCGACTTGCTCACAGAACCATTAATTTCTCTGCTAATCTGCACATCAAATGTTTTCATTTTTTATCCTCCTAAGTATTGTTTATTATGTATTAATTCTCAATCTCCACCTCTTTGCCGCCAAGTTCTATCGCCACTCTGCGCACTTTCGCTCGCACCTGAGTAGCTTCGTTAATGATTGTCCTCTCTCCGTTCAGAGCCTTACGGATCGTCGGATAAGAAACTCCCAGTCTTTTGTGAATCTCTTTTTTCATCCCATGATCCACATAGATTTTTCCCCATGTTCTACTTTTCATATTTTTTTTCTTTAATTTTGAACGCTCGTTTTAATATCAAAACGACAGCGCAAAGTTGTGTACTTTTTTCCACACAACAAAATATTTTGACGAAAAAATTAAACAGATATGGAAAATTTTCTTCAGCGAATACGACAAATAATTGATTCTCAAAAACTATCAATAAGAGATTTTGAGAAGAAAATAGGAGCAGGGCAAGGTGTTATATCGAAGTCTTTAAGACAAAACACAGATATAACCAGCAAATACCTTCGCTCTATTGTGGAAAATTTCCCTCAAATTTCATCAGAATGGCTTTTAACGGGCAAAGGCCCGATGCTGAAGCAACAATACAATATAGACATTCCGGAAGTGAGTACGCTAAATGAAGACAGCCAAATAACCATGTACGACCGTCCGTACACGGAAAGACGCTATGAGATTCAATCCATACCATTGTACGAGACCGAAATCTCCGCTGGGCTCATAACACTGTATTCCAATCAAACAGAACAAACGCCGATAGGCAACATTGTTATCCCCAACGCCCCGAAGTGCGATGGCGCAATCCCTGTGCGTGGTGATTCGATGTACCCTATATTAAAAGCCGGAGATATAGTATGTTACAAAACGATCAACAATTTAGATAATGTTTCTTGGGGAGAAATCCACAACATATATATAAATGCGGATGGCGATGAGAGATTCGCAACAAAGTACCTTCAGAAGTCAGAAAAAGGGGATGAGTATGTAACCTTAGTAAGCTACAACCAGCACCATCAACCTCAAGACGTGCTCAAGAAGCACATTAAATCGATTGCCGTCGTAAAAATATCCATAAGATATAATTCAAACATATAAAACAAAACATTTTTCTACAGCAAAACCGCACAAAACAGTTAAAACAATTAACAATCGGACGGTAACACTTTGGTAACATTTCGACAACAAAGCGGTAACGCTTTGGTAACATTTTCGGCTTTTTGGTAACATTTCATCCCCTCAAACCGCGAAGCCAATTTGCGAAGACTCCACGAAATCCCCCCGAACCTCATCCTCCAAGCACACGTTTAGAGACCTTTTTTTAGGCCCGTTTTCAGCCTCTCACACCCGCCACCTCATCAACGCCCATTCCCGCATAAACAAACGCGTTATCGGGGGCTATACACAATAAAAAAGGCCGCTTTTTATAGCCGCCCGCATCCATATTCGCATCAACCCTTCGCATCTTCGCGTCCGTGATCCTCATTCTACTTCATTCCCGCTTCATTTTGTTTCATTCGTTTTCCATTTCATTATAATTATTTTTGCTCTTATCTTTCTCTTTCAATTCCTTACGCGGTAACACTTACTTACATTTAATATTATACCCCTTACTGAAAAATAACACCTCGATACTCCGACTTCTTGGCAACGTATCGGCCGGAATCGAGAATGAGTCCGAATACACACACCTCCCACAGAAGCTGATGCTCTCCTCATCCGACAGTTTGCCGCTATTTCGATCCAGCCATGTCGGTCAATCTTGCAGATTTAATGAAGGTTTCAGCAACACGCATATTACGTTGAACTACAAAAAACACGACCAATCCTTTGGATTGAAATGTGGTATCGCATGGACCGGGCAAAAAATCGAATCAGATTTATCACCATGGCCGCTGGTGACAGATACCTTCGTTAACGATCTTACGTGGCACACGTCTCGGTTTTATGTAGAGCCTTCGTACCGAATGAATTACCGGAGTTGGACGATTTCATCGTCGGCCTCCGCCAATCACCTGCGAACAAATTACTCGGGAAAGAAAGCAACATATACCTATATCCATCCTCGCCTTCGCTTAATATTCGCCCCCAGCGGAGATTTCAAATTCAATGCCGGATATTCATACACTACCCATTACGGCGATCTCAACGAGATGGGAACAGGCTATGTGCTCGAACGATATAATTTGTTTTCAAAAGGAATCGAGGCGTTACAGTTCAATGCTTCGCAAAGCATAAACTTTGGCGTTTTTTATAAAAACATTTCACACTTTCTTCAGACGAGCTACTTAACTATTTATTCCCTCTATAAAGACAATCTTATACCAGCAAGCTTTGTTCGTGACATCTACACTTTCTCGTGGTGGGAGCAAAAAGATCGATTGTCTTCCTTCTGGCTCAATACCCTGTCAGCGTCTAAATTGTTTATGGAAATCTCGCTCACAGCAAGTATAAATTTGTCATATAATCAAAGCAAATCCGTGGTGGAACAGCAAGGATCGAGCATCAATTATACTCAACACTCATTCGGTGTGGAACCATCGTTGAAGTGGAAAGCTAAACGCAATCTAAATTTCGATTATACGATGAATGCTTTTTTTTCGGGAATAAGCATGAATCATAGGCCTATAGACTCATACATTCCTCTGATCAACCATCGGTTGTATACTTATTTCGGAGCAACCGATCGACTTTTCTTCACATGTAACCTGCAGCATTTCTACATCAAAGCTCCCTATACATCGACATCGAACCTACTATTTACCGACTTGGGTATCCAATATGATTTTCAACATCTTACCCTCAGCCTTGATTGGAGCAATATCTTCAACCGGAAACTGCATGTCATCAGTGGTTATAACACGATAAACACGGTTACGCAAACAGATAAGTTACGTCCATCGGAAGTATTGATCAGTTTACGGTTTAAGCATTGA